TCTGCAGACATAGTCTTTGTCCGGAGATCAGATCGAGCTTCATATTGGACATAAAGATTTTCAAATAGTTTAGTGTCCCGATAGAATGCTTCGTAAAGGTCCGGGACTTCATTGGGGTCAAAGAAAGTGATATTTTCTTTGTTTTTAAATCTACGCCAGAAAAAAGCAGATAATACCACGCCGTAGTCCATGTGTCGGACTCGAGTTTCTTCGGTTCCTTGATTGTTCTTGAGAACAATAAGATCATCGAATTGGTGATGCCAGATGGGATAAAAAACAGTCGCACTTGCATTACGGATACCTCCTTGTGAGCATGAGCGTAAATCGCCAAACCATTTCTTAAGGAACGGAATCATACCAGTGTGCATGATTTCCCCACCACGTATGGGCGAACCCAAGGGACGCAAACGTCCAATTTCTAATCCAATGCCAGCTCGCTTGCTGGCATACTTGGCCATCATCTCACCGGAGGCAAAGATTGAGTCCAGATCGTCATCTGACCTGATGAGAACACAACTACTAAACTGCTTAGTGGGAGTGCCAAGACCAGCAAGGACTGGAGTAGCCAATGTGAAAAGGCCATCCGAAGCCGCTGTATAATACTCTTTGATATATCGCATGCGAGCTGAATTAGGTTCTTCTCGATGAAATACTGTAGCGGCTGCCACCATGTATCGGACTTGTGGTGTTTCATAAATTTCTTTCGTTGCTCTGTTTCTTACAAGATACTTTTCAATCAGTTGTTCAATGGCGGCATAGCCATACTGTTCATCTTTGGAATGATCAATCATGTCATTCATTCTATCCCAATCTTCTTTGCTATACCATTCAAGAAGTTCGGGTGTGTACAGGCCTACTTCAACGTTCTTTCGAACAATGTCGTAGAGATGTGGAGGTTCATAACTGCCATACACATCCTTGCGCAACATGCTCAAACGCTGTTTGCCTGCCACGTACTGATAGTTCACATGTCCTACATCAGGATTGGATTCTACATCAATCAAGTCAACAATGGCACGCAGGGTGATACCGTCGATCTCTTTTGTTGTTATACCATCATAGAAGTGTAGTTGTGTTCTTATCTCTATCATGCTCTGGCTAACGTCTGCAATGCCGGAGCACACTTTGGCAATTTGAGCCTGCCATTTTTCAAGGGCAAGAGACTCGCGGTTACCGTCCCGCTTGACTACTGATATGTTCTTCATTTCGCTACTTAATTTGTTGTTGTATTTGTTCTAGATCTACACTATGTCTTGGGTTTTGAAGTCCTAGGTTGATATTTACTATCTCATCTCTATCCCAATTCAATATATATTTCTTTTTGTTGATTAGGACTAAATTGTCTCCTCCGACCTCGGTCAACACCGCTGATTCAATATCTGGGTGGTTTATTATTGCTACAGTATATAGGATTCCAAGTCCTCTAGCAAGAGGGCAGTAGATATTATCTTCCAATAACTGCCACGGGTCGGGCCAATTGCCACGCTCGTCCCAGTGTAAATGATAAGGGATCCACGGTGTGTCAAACCACCATGCGTTTATGATAAACAAAGCTTGATCCAACGGCTGTGCCAGCGATTGATTTCTTAGTTGATTCCAGGCCGCCAACCTGTCCCCAAAAGTTTTATGCCACATTAGGCAAGTCGAGTGAACGAATAAGAAATAGATGCATTTGAACCAGTGGTGTTTGTATACTTTACACTAACCACGCTGGAGGTTTCAGAAATAGCCAATGCTACACCGGTGCCAGTTACGCCATTGTTCATTGCCACACTGTCTATTGTAGACAAATCCCCGCCGGTGCCATCTGAACTGGCCACCACAGTGACCACACCAGATTCTGTGTATCCCAATCTTGTCATTGTGTAATTAAAACTAAAAGCTCTTGTGCTCGCGGCATCAACAGTGAACAAAACAACATCAGTAGATCCATTGGGCAATGTTTCTACCACTCCAGAATCTCTAGTATAGGATCCAAGTTGTAGACTTACACCATTGTCGGTGGCTATGCTTAGTGTATCATTGATATTGATGCGTTCAATACCACTTGAGCTGACCACTGCGTCGGTGCGTTCAAACATGTCGCCTACACTGACATTGTTGGCAGCATTAAACTCAACGATTACCACTGCGGGGTAATCAACCCCGTTGAATTCATTTCCGACATCATAAAAAATATTATAACCTGAAGCATTGAGGCTTACATTTTCTACAACAATTCCTTGATTATAAATGTTATCAAAAACGTTGTGTAAAATTCTCACGCCAGTTGGGCCTCCTAGCACAGGCGAAATCCCTCCAAGGTAAACACCTTGAAACAAAGTATCGAATCGATTGTTGGCAAAAACAATGGATTTTATTTGCTGGTCTGTGTTAGTGCCATATTTAAATCCTGTGAACGTACAGTTAGTGAATCTAATGTTTTGACATACCAAAGACTCAGTGCTGCTCCAGGTCACTGCAGATATCTCTGGGGGTGAACTCGAAATATCGAGAGTTGTCAACGGACCTTCAAAACTCACTGTATTAAATTCGCAATTTTTAGCATCTTCTATAAGAATAGCATCAATTTCTTGAGTGGTGGTAAATTTAAGATTTGCTACATATATTCCTTGTGGAGGTGTTGCTCCGTTGGTTTCAATATCAACACCTGTTTGTTGCAAACTGTCTGCTGTTTGTACAATACAAGATGGCTCTGACTGTTCTTCCCAGTATGTTGTGTTGGTTATATCTATGCCTGTTGGTACTTCTAACAATGAACGATAGTACGAACCGCTGTAGGAAACCAACACACCTGATTGATATGATGTACCATTGGACCATACTTGAATCTGCAACAAAATAGTAGACCCATCCACTCCTTCGCCGTAAAGAGTAGCATAGGTAGGAAGATTAATTGTGCCAGAGATTAAGTAAACTCCGGCAGGAAAAAACAAACTTCTTCGTATAGCAGGATTGTTGTCAACACAATACAGTTGATACAGTGCTCGATTGATAGCAGCCGTACAGTCAGTGATGCCATCTCCCACAGCTCCAAAATCAGTTACAATTGCGTAACTATCTAATCTAGCTTGCAGGCTTTGAGAAATTGGTGTGCTTGGTGTGGGCCCTGTTTGTACAGTATAGCCGGTGGCTGCTTGACCGGTATAGGTATAAGCTGTTGTATAAGATAAAATATCTGAAAATTCTGTGAGAATTTCTGTGTTGCCTACTACTGGAGCACCATCCGCTATTTCACCGTTTCCAATAAACAATTGGCGGGTATCAGTTGCCCAACCAAATTCGGCTCCGGCCAAGGGTGCCGGCAAGTCGTCTATTAGACCCTTGCGATTAGTAATTCTTGAAATTTGTACAATTGCCACAATGATATCCTTGAGGTGTTACATATTTAGCATGTAATACTGTTCCACTCGCCGCCACCATTGATCACGATAAATTCCAAATTCGTTGCCTTCTAGCACAAATTCTTGATATTTGGGCTGTCCCACAATATTGTGATTGGCATCTAAGTCGGGTTTGACGCACATTAGAATCACGCCCTTGCGTATTTTTGTGCCAAACAGCTCATTGTGTGCTTCGGCGTAGGCTGCAAGTTGCATGAAATAATCTTCAATCCACTCGCGTTTTTTGGGTTTGTTGGTTTGCTTGTAATCCAGGATGGCTTCTTCGTTTAGATGTATGCCTGCACCGTCTGTGGTCCCTGCATAGATTCGAGGAAAATACAACGGAACCTCAATACCCCAAAACTCTGACACATTAACCAGACCCTGGTTAATAATTTCCTCAGCCATGACATGACTAGGCCAAGAGAAGGGGTTTGTGCCTCGCTCTTTGTGTTCGCCAGTTTTTACATAGTGCTCAAGATACGTATGCATTCTTGTTCCACGGTTGGCTGCTTCTGTGGTGATTTGCTGTGCACGTTCGTGGCCCACACGATTTCGCCAAGCGTTGAGTGCTGCTTTGCTTTCTTCTGTTTTGGTCTTGTCCAGTATTGTGGTCACTGAGGGCAGTTTATTGCCATCAGGAGTGGCATAGAACCGCTTGCCTTCTACTACCACTCTAGGCACAGGCTGATAATCGAATTTAGGATTGTACATTGATTTGTTCTACTGTTATTCCTGAAGTTTTGAGAAATTTGATCCCGTCATCGTCTCTATAGTTTTCATTGTAATAAACACGACCAATACCTGACTGAAAAATAAGTTTTGAGCATTCCAAACAGGGACTGTGAGTAACAAACAAGTCAGCCCCGAGACCACTGTCGTTAGATTTGGCCAATTTTGCAATAGCGTTTGATTCAGCATGTAATACTTCTGGTCGGGTTTTTAATCCTGTTGTGCCATCTTGTTGGTAGATTTCTTCTTCACAATCGTTGTCCCAACCTGCAGGCATGCCATTGTACCCAATTGAAATAATACGATCATCCTTGACCACAATGGCACCTACATGTAGTCTACGTGCATGGCTAAGTTCTGCAAATACCTTTGCAGTGGCCATGTATGCTTGTTTTAATTTTGGTTTCATTTAATTTCATATCTTGCAGTTTCTTTGTTAAAAACAACAATGCCTTTCTTGAAGAGTTCAAAAATTAATTTTTCTGAGCAAGCATGAATTTTATTGTGATCTTCAATCGTAGTCAAAAACAAATTATCTATATTGTTGTTTGTTTTATTGCCATCAATATGATGAACAACTTCGTTTGCTTCTAGTCGTCTCTCAAGATGGGTTTCCATTACATAGATATGCTCTCTAATTGATCTATATCCGCCGGGTCTATACGGATAAGATTTTCCAATATAAATTTCAGGGTATCCGTCTTTTCCGACTACAACTTTTCCAATGCTTGGCTCAAATTGATTTTTTACTTTAGATTCGTAACCTGCTAAACTGGCTAGTTTATTTGCACCAATTTTTTCAATACAGTCTTTACAATAAGATTTCGATTCGGTGTCATATTTCCCGTTTCTAGTTTTAGAAAATTCGGACCCACAATGATCGCACTTCCAGTGTGTTAGTGTTTTAGTTCTTGAATACTCAGATAATTTTCCAAATTTTGTTCGTTTTGTAAAAGTATTAGTTTCCTTAGATTCGCGTAAGAACATTTTGTTTCCTCCTATTTTATTTATCCAAATGAAGGAAAAATATTTAAAAAATACATCAATGGGCTTATATTCTAAAACTGCTACCGCATCCACAACGATCTCGCTCATTGGGATTACGGAATTCAAAACCTTCGTTTAGTCCTTGTCGCACATAGTCAATGGTCATGCCTTGAAGATAAGGACATGATTTTGGATCTACATAAACTCTACACTCCAAACATTCAACACACTGATCATCTGCACCTGGACTGTCTACATATTCTAACACATAAGCAAGCCCAGAGCAACCGGTAGTTTTTACACCCACTCTAATGCCAACGCCGCTACCGCGGCGTTTGAGTGTTTGTTTTATTTTGCCGGCTGCGGCTTCAGTTAGAGTCAGCATGTTTCTTTCTATAGTCTTCTACTGCTGCCTTAATCGCATCTTCAGCAAGTATTGAACAGTGTATTTTGACCGGAGGGAGGGCGAGTTCTTGTGCAATCTCTGTATTTTTAATACCTGCTGCCTCGTCAAGAGTACGGCCTTTGACCCATTCTGTGACAAGAGAACTTGATGCGATCGCCGACCCGCATCCATACGTCTTAAAACGGGCGTCCTCAATAATACCGGTTTCGTTGTTTACCTTTATTTGTAATTTCATCACATCCCCGCAAGCAGGTGCCCCAACCATACCAGTGCCAACGGTATCATCAGTAGAGCTAAAACTGCCCACATTTCTGGGATTTTCATAGTGGTCCAGAACTTTGTCCGAGTATGCCATATAGATTACATCCTTATTAGTACTTCTTGATAGGATCCATTGACCAACATTAGTTGTTTGCGATATGCTACCCCATCAATATAAACAATATCGGAAGATTGCTGCACAACCACAGGAGGCTGTTGTACGACCACTGGAGGTCTGGTAATGGCATAAACTGCTGCTCCGCCTATCAATGCCGGTGCAACCCAACCCCAGGTATTATGTCCGTGATGATGACCATGGTAATGCCTATGCTGTGCACTCACTACAGTGCTTACGAACAGCAGCATTAGCAAAAATATTTTTTTCATAACAATCTCCTAGCATTGTATATTATACAACGCCTGCTGTCAATGATTTGTTTACTTCATTCCGCGTTTCATTGCAGATTTAGCCATTTTGTTAACAACTTGTTGAGCTTGTGGTACACTCATTTTGGTAGGTCCAATTTCTGCACCTTTGAATGTAATCATGTTAGAATTTGGATCCAGTGGCTCTAGTACTCCGTTCAAAGGAGGTTGAGCGATCAAACCTCCCAGAGTAGCCGGGGTAATATCGATTCCTAGACTACGAGCCAGCTGGATAAAGGTATTTTGGTTTATTTGCTTTTGAGCGTTGGTATCTTCTGCTCGTCCAGCAAGAAACTGAACAAGGCCCACCAACTTGTTTGGGTCAGCACCTTGATCAACTTCGTCGATTCTCATTATCTACGGCCGCGACCCAATTCAGCTTTGCCGCCCACGTCGGCTTCGTCACCAAAGTCAGCAGCAGCCAGTTCAGCACCTGCATCGGCACCCATTTCAGCACCAGCTTCGGCTCCGGGAGCACCGTCAACTTCAGCACCAATATCGGCACCTAGGTCAGCGCCAGCGGCAGCAGCAGCGTCCATTCCAGGAACAGCAGGAGCAGCAGTACCAGTCACAACGCCAAGAGCTTGGTCAAGTTGTGCCTTGGCAGCCTGTAGGTTCTGTACCAAGCCTGTGAGAGCGGCTGTAACGTCGCTGTTGAATTGTTGAGCTTGATCAATGCCTACTTGGTTCTTGATGGAGTCAACCAGGGCAGGCAGTTCTTTGAATTGCAGCTCTGTAGTATCTTCCAACATAGACTGCATCTTGTCCACCATGTCTTGTGCAGCCAAAACTACTTGAGCTTGTTGAACTTCTGATTCACGCAACATGCTGTAAGCACGGCGTAGCTTGCTTTCGGTCTTGCTGAGTGCAACACCGGCTACAATCTTTTGCTCGTCGGGATTCAAACTTTGACCTTTGGCTGCTTTTTGCAGTGCGG